GGAACAGTTCCGCGGCAAGTACCTTGTGCAAAACCGTGTAACAGGTGATATCTTTGAAACACCGCAGGTAGCATACATGCTTATTGCGGCAACATTGTTCCAGAGTTATGACAAATCCGTTAGACTACAATGGGTAAAGGATTATTATAATGCTGTTAGCAACCACGATATTAGTCTTCCTACTCCAGTTATGGCTGGTGTACGCACACCGCAAAAACAGTTTAGTAGTTGCGTTCTCATTGAGTCTGATGACAGTCTTGATAGTATCAATGCTACTGCAAGTAGTATTGTTCGTTACGTAAGTCAAAAAGCCGGCATTGGCATTGGCGCAGGACGTATTCGTGCATTAGGTTCGCCTATTCGCAATGGTGATGCTTATCACACAGGAGTAATTCCTTTCTACAAGCACTTTCAAAGTGCCACACGCAGTTGCAGCCAAGGTGGTGTACGCAACGGTGCTGCTACTTTGTACTATCCTATCTGGCACTTGGAAGTAGAAGATCTGTTGGTTCTTAAAAACAACAAAGGAACAGAAGACAATCGTGTGCGTCATATGGACTACGGCATCCAGTTTAACAAGTTGATGTATGAACGCCTAATCCAAGGTGGTGATATTACTTGCTTTAGTCCTCATGATGTTCCTGAAATGTACGAAGCATTCTTTAACGATCAAGAACGGTTCAAAGAACTGTACGAACGTGCAGAGCGTAACACACGTCTACGCAAAAAGACTTACAAAGCAGTTGAACTGTTTGGTAAGTTCATGCAAGAGCGCAAGGATACAGGACGCATCTATTTGCAGAACGTAGACCATGCCAATACACACAGTCCCTTCAAAGAGGATCGTGCTCCTATTAAGATGAGCAACTTGTGTTGCGAAATTGACTTGCCCACAACGCCATTGTCAGATGTAAATGACCCCGATGGCAGAATTGCACTTTGCACATTGAGCGCAATTAACTGGGGCAATGTTAAGCAGCCACAAGACTTTGAACGTATGTGTACATTAGCAGTGCGTGGTTTGGATGCACTACTAAGTTATCAGAACTATCCTGTACTTGCTGCCAAATTGGCCACTGACGAATTTAGACCTTTGGGCATTGGTATTATTAACTTTGCCTACTTCTTGGCCAAGCACGATGTCAGTTACAGTGATCCCAGTGCTCTTGCTCTTGTCGACGAGTACGCAGAAGCATGGAGTTACTACTTGCTGAAAGCCAGTGTAGAGTTAGCCAAAGAATTCGGCCCATGCACACGTTGGCAAGACCTAAAAAGTGCCAATGGCATCATGCCAATTGATACACGCAAACGTGAAGTTGATGAACTTGTGGCACACCAAGAGCGTATGCCATGGGCAGAACTGCGCCGTGAAGCACAACAACATGGACAACGGAATGCTACCTTAATGGCATTGATGCCAGCAGAAACTTCAGCACAGATTTCAAACAGTACAAATGGCATTGAACCTCCAAGAAGTTATGTCAGTGTCAAGCAAAGCAAGCATGGTGTACTCAAGCAAGTGGTGCCTGAATATCGACGTCTAAAGAACAAATATGAACTACTTTGGGACCAAAAATCGCCCGAAGGATACCTAAAAATCTGCGCTGTGTTGCAGAAATATATTGACCAAGGTATCAGTGTAAACACCAGTTACAATCCTCACTACTTTGAAGATGAAAAGATTCCAATGAGTGAGATGTTGAAGCATTTGTTGATGTGTTATAAATATGGTACTAAACAGTTGTACTACTTTAACACCATGGATGGCCAAGGTGAGATCGACGTAGACAAACTAACACAACGGCAAGACGAACCTGTTGAAGTTTTGGAAGACCAAGAAAACTGCGACAGTTGCGTAATCTAATAGGAATAATAACAAATGAGCGTTTTTAAAGTTAATGAAAAAAGTAATCTATCCCGTACCATGTTTTTTGATGGCGGAGTTGATATTGCACGTTATGACACTATCAAGTATCGTCAATTTGAAAAACTAACAGACAAGCAGTTAGGTTTCTTTTGGCGTCCAGAAGAAGTTGATGTGCTACGTGATGCCAAAGACTTTAAAGAACTAACACCATTTGAACAACATATTTTTACCAGCAACTTAAAACGCCAGATCCTATTAGACAGTGTACAGGGACGCAGTCCTAACATGGCATTTTTGCCTGTAGTCAGTATTCCAGAATTAGAAACTTGGATTCAGACTTGGGCATTCAACGAAACTATTCACAGCCGCAGTTACACTCACTTGATTCGTAACGTTTATAGTGATCCCAGCACAGTGTTTGATGAACTAACCACAATTCCTGAAATTCTTGACTGTGCCAAAGACATCAGCAAATACTATGATGACTTTATTGACGCAGCCACGGCCTATGGTTACTTGGGTTTAGGCACACACACTGTTAACGGCGAGTCTGTGGTTGTTGATATGTATGATCTTAAAAAGAAACTATGGTTGTGTTTAAACTCAGTTAATGCACTTGAGGGCATTCGTTTCTATGTAAGTTTTGCATGTTCGTGGGCTTTTGCAGAACTCAAGAAGATGGAAGGTAATGCTAAAATTATCAAACTGATCGCAAGAGACGAAAATATACATTTAGGTTCAACGCAGACCCTTATAAAATTGTTACCACAAGACGATAGTGATTTTGCAAAAATCAAATCGGAAACTGTTGCGGAATGTGAACAAATGTTCTTGAGTGCTGCTGAACAAGAAAAACGTTGGGCAGAATACTTGTTTAAAGATGGATCAATGATTGGTTTGAATGCCAAACTACTCAGCGACTATGTTGACTGGTTGACCTGTAAGCGTATGACCGCTGTTGGTTTAAACTGCGGCATCAAGCCCGGCAGTAATCCTTTACCTTGGACTGCTAAATGGATTGCAGGTGCCGAAGTGCAAGTTGCCCCACAGGAAACAGAAATTTCCAGTTATGTTATTGGTGGAACAAAGCAGGACGTAGACACAGACACATTCAAAGGTTTTAGTCTTTAAGGCCTTAAATTCAAAAACAGAGCAGAAATATTACTGCTCTGTTTTTTTGTGGTATATAATACAATAAAGGAATAACGATGCTGACAGTATATTCAAAAAACAATTGTCCATTTTGCGTACAGGCAAAAAATCTATTAAAACTCAAAGGTATTGACTTCGAAGAAATTAATATTGAACAACAACCAGAAGCAAGAGAGTTTGTTGTAAGTGAAGGTCACAGAACTGTGCCTCAAATTTACAAAGATGGTGAGTTGTTTGTACAAGGCGGATTTCAAGGACTACAAAAACTTACAGAAGAAGAACTACGAACAAAGGCAGGTGTTTAATGTTAGTTAGTAATCAAACGCAGTACAGCAAAGGTGACTTGGTTAGTTTTAAATTAGCCAACGGTGACGAAATCGTGGCAGAAATTGTAGACAGTACAACGTTCGGATGGACTATTAAAAAGCCTTGCGTAGTAGTGCCCAGTCAGCAGGGCATTGGTTTAATGCAGGCATTGTTTACAGGCAAGGTAGATGCCAACATGGATCTCAGCAAAAACAGTGTGTTGCTACACGCAGAAACTGTAGCAGAACTGCACAGCCACTACTGGAAAACTACCACAGGGTTTGAACTAGCACCTAAAGCCAGTATTGCCAAATAGACAGTTTTAAGAGCCATAAATACCGTATAAGGTTAATTTATGCCAGGAATAGCAAGAGTTGGTGATACATATGGACCAGGAGGAGTACTTACTTCTCCCGTCAGTCCCAATGTCATTGTGAATGGTAGACCAGTTGCACTTAACGCAGTTGCCTACACACCTCACCCGTGCTGCGGTAAAATTGGTTGTCCTCCAACACACTGTGGCGGCACAGTACCAGGAATGCAAGCATTGGGATTTCAAGTTTTTGTTAATGGAGTCCCGCCTGTGCTTAAAGGTGATAATGGCATATGTGGACATGCTGTACGTACTGCTAGTGGTGACGTAAAAGTTGGTACCGGCGACGGCTTTGCAGAAAATCCAGATTTTGGCACATTTGATACATTATTAGAGCCAGAACTGGCTTTTGATGGCATAACAAACTTTGATTTTGGATAATATAGTATGGCAGAACCAAGTGCAGTATATCAAGGTAACACACCCTCATTAGAAAGCGGTGGACTTAATGCTCTACAGTTATCATTGGCCAACTTTATGGCTATTGGCAATCCTCCTCCGTTTGCAGTAAACGATGCTTTTATGCAGACAATGAAAACGTTTAGTGACTCGGGTGTATTGAGTCCATTTACACTAGATCCAGTAACGGGCCTGCCTAGAATCCCAGACTTAAATTATAGCATTAGTGATGGCATCGCTTATGTTGCCCGAGGTGATGATATGTATTTGTTACGTCGAGCACAAGACTGCGGCCCAGACGAAAACAGATTAGAAGAGATTTATTTAGGACGTAGGCCTGATGTTGCTGAGGGTACTTGGGCGTTTTACGGGCAAGTTGTTGGCGGAACTGTTTCCAGTGGTGCAAACGATGGTTCGTGGGGCGGCGAGGCAACAGTTACAAACGTTGTTAGCCTGGGTTATGTTGACGTAAACGTGGCTGACTTCTCACTCGGGTTCAATCCTTATTCTGATAGCTCGACGAGCGGTGGCAGTACAGGTAGTTTTGGCGCTACATCAGTAAACGGCGGCACAGATCCAAATGATCCTAAGTATGTCTGTACTGCAATGTGTCGTACTTATGGCTTCGGTGAGTTTAGAACTAAGATATGGTTAGCATGGAGTCGTAAACATCTCAATGACTATCACCAAATTGGTTATCATACTTTATTCCTCCCAATGGTAAACTATGCTTACTACTCTGGTACAGACAGCGTAGGTAAAAAAGCAGTTAGAGCCACATTAGAATTCTTGATGCGCCACAGAACAGCAGACCTGCGTGCAAGACTCAGGGGCAATTCAGTAAAACGTGACACCATTGGCAGAATTTGGAACGCTATCTTCGAACCTTTAATTTATATTACAGGTAAGATAAAAGGACGCAAGTAAATGGCTGGGATTTTTAACATTAACTTAGCCCGTGATGGTGCTTACAACGTAAACGGCAATTACTACAGTAGAGAAAAGTTAATTTATCCTACGCCACGAAAGTTATGGTACAACTACAATGCTTTGGCCATACTGGCCTATATTACTGAAGCAGAATATGATTTAATCGTTGCAAACTTTCCTGGCTACGTTTATCCTCCACAACAAGTTGGTTATTCGAGAATAGAAAATTTTAATAATTTTCAAAAAGCAGATCAACCACAGCCAAACATCGACACCGAACAGGGTGAAATTACTGTATTACAACAACAAACAGATTACTTATTGAATCGACAAAACCAAGGAATTGACTTCATCGGCCCGATACTGCCTAATCCTCCTTTGTTTAGAAGGACACAGGATCCAGAAGTTAGCGGCGCTCCTTACTATTACATAGATAAAAATCCTGGTTCTCCCGTACACAAATTAGTTTATATTACCTACGAAGCACAACAATTCTTAATTCAAACAGACTATTACAATATCAATTTGGCAACCCTTAATTACTACGGTCCTTTTGGTATTCCTATGTATTATGATGATGGCACGGACGGTGTAAACGGTCCACCAGGTAGTGGTATAACTGGCTCATCTCCAAGCGTTAGTGGCGAGTCATGCCCGCCTGGAAGTTTTAGCGTCAACGGTGGTTATTGTGCCCCAGGAGTATTTGACAGTTCCGGACAAGTAGTCACTGACGGTCAAGGAAACCCTGTCACAGTTGGAGGCGGCGGCTTTAGTTTCGCTGGAGGTGCTTCGGGTTACGACGCCGGCCAAAGACTAACTGGTTTTTCTGTGTTTTCTGGTAGCGGTGTATATGACGGTTCACTGAGTGCTCAAGGTAATATGGTTGCCATGCAGTTAAATGAAGGAAAATATCAGACTGAAGTACAAGGCAGATATCTTGTTGCTAAACCTTATCACCAAGGATATTTTAAAACTTATTATAGAGATCCTGCTGCTGATATTTTTGGTGCAAACACACAGATGCCTGCGCTAACAGGTGTCATGCCGGAAAAATACTCAGATGTGCCTGGCAATGCAGTATACTATACAGATCTGCAACTATATAGAATGAGTGGTAGCAACCAGTGGGATCAGTTTTATTTCATAAACACATTTGGTCAGATTGTAGGCTGGGTATTACAATGCAATAATTATCTTGAAGCACTTAAAAAAGCAGAAGATACTAATTTGGCTTACTACGGTGCAGACAGTTTTCAAGTCCTGACTACACAGGGATTTAGTAGGTACCAAACGGGAACTGCACTTGTTCAGGCATTTAGGAATTTGGGGACAATGGCCAGTCTGATAACAGCAAAAAACAGTGTTGGCCAACCTTATTTTGGAACTGCAAATGCAGTTGCAGAAGTTCTAATAGATAATGGCCTTGGGTATATCAACAACCTAAGTACAAACATATATGCTGCAGGTGTAAATTTCGATGACATAGGTAACACTCTTTATACCGACTTTATAACAGATCAGTTAAGGCAGATAACAAACGCCGCAGACCTACAGACTATTCAAGAAGTGCTGCAGAGTAACATTCCTAATATTGCCAACCCTCTTGATTATACAAGAATAGATAGGGCCAGCGGATTACCCAATGACAGTGAATTTACAGACTTTCAGGCAGTGGGCCAAGACTTTGTAAATCGTGCGCCAAATCTCACACTGACCAACGGCATAGATATTGCAAACTTGATTGATAAAATTCAAAGCGGTGTAACTCAAAGCGTAGAAGACTTGGCAGGAACTGACACATTGCTAACCCAGGCGCAAATTGATAGTTTAAGAAGTTTCTTACCATTTGGCGCAAATAACGAACCCATTACAATGCTAAATGTTATTGGTATGTCAAGTGGCTATCAAAACGTGATTATGTCAGAAGTAAATGATGGCATTGCTCAATTGTTTGCAACAAGTTATGGACCACAGATCAGAGATACTTTTACAGAAATCAGTAGATTGAGTGCAAGGCTACCATTAACCACTGCTGAATTTAGTCAAAGTGCGGCAACTTGGGATACACAATTAGAAAACAAGAAAAACGATTACTATACTTTAATCAACACAATCATGGCAGATACTACAGGAAACATTCCTGCTATTGTAGATCAGATTAATTCAAATTGGGATAAGTTTACCAGTAACTTGTACTACGAGTTTAAAAATTATGCTAAAGCCAACATTACAGCCGGCAACTTTGGTGACAATCAAACTGTGTTTAGTTTTGTCCAAAGCATGCCAGGTTATGCAGCAGACCAAGCTAACATTGCTACAGACTACATGTTGTATGGGTTAACTCAGGACAATACGGGCGGTGAAGTAGCAAGAACAGTTTTGGATACTGGCAAAAACGACGACTTTTTACAGCAGGCTGGTGTAACCATAAACAGCACATTGTAACAAAACTGCCAAAAAACTTGTAAAAACCCAATAAATTCAATAAAATACACGCAGTTTTTACAGTTCTGTATGTAGTTTATTGCTTTGAACACTCAAGGTATATAAGTTACTACTCAAAAAGAAGGAGTAAGAATATGACAACAAGAGCAACCGAAGTTGCCGGTTCAGCATTTTTTTATCTTTTCAAATTGGCAATGTTTACTGCATTGGCAATTGTGACTGGCATAGTAATTGCTGACTATACACAAAAACAGTTCGACGAACACGGAGCAAGTCTATTAGCCAGCGCCGACTTTACACCCAGCCTGGCTGAAAAAGATAGACAGTTAAGATGTTTGGCACGCAACATTTATTTTGAAGGTGCCAACGAACCTGTGGAAGGCAAAATTGCCATTGCACAAGTAACCATGAATCGTGTGGCACATGAAAACTTCCCTAATGATGTTTGCAGTGTGGTGCATCAAAAATTCAAAGTGGCGGGAAAATATGTTTGTCAATTTAGTTGGGTCTGTGTGACCAAACACAAACCAAAACACATAGACAATCCGCAGTATACAGAAAGCCTACAGATAGCCAAACGTGTGTTCTATGAAAACTATAGACTACCAGGACTGACTGAAGCACTCTACTACCATGCTACTTATGTGCGACCAAATTGGCGTAGGTGGAAAACTAAACTTACTAAAATTGGTTTACACATCTTTTACAAAGAACGTGAAGCATAATGTTTACTGAAGAGCAAAAACAACGGATCCAAGAATTTGTAAACAAAGTCGGTGCATGGCCCGTATGGTCTATGTTACGACATGCCATTGGAGAAAGTTTTGGCTGGGTTGCAATTTTAGTTTTACATAGTGCAACCATACCAAACTTGCTGGCTTACAAAGAAGGCTTAATCGAACAGCCCATGGACTTTGATGTTGTTGTGTTTATTTGGTCTTCTTTAGTACTAATGTTCATAAAAGGTTTGGTCAACCGAGAATGGTTAAATACAGTTACCATCGGTATAGGCTTTATTGTACAGGCTGTACTTTTAGGAATTTTAGTATTTAGGTAACAAAGTGAACTATTTCGACTTACTGGACCGATTACATCAACTGTATTATAAATGCATAGGTCAGGAGTTGACTGCCAAACAGATTTGTTACAAACTAAACAGAAACATTCCCAGTAGAGACATTAGAGTATACGGCTTAGAAAGCATAGGCGTATTAGACAACAAGTTTGAAACATCAGGCTTATACGATCCTGAACTGGATCAAGACAGTAAACAGTGTATCCTAATTGAAATACAGTTTCCGGTTCGCAAACCCACTTTTTGTTTTGATGAATCTGACTTGTCATTTGCTCACTGGCATGAACTGGCAGTGGACATTGCCAGCATCATAGGGCACGAGTTTGTACACATGGGTCAGTTCAGACGCAGACATTTTAATGAAGGCAGACTTTATCGTAGTAGAGAAAAGAATCTATTCTTTAAAGAACACCAAGAATATTACGGCATGAATGATGAAATAGATGCCTATGCTTTTACTGCGGCTGCAGGTATGGCATTGGAAAAATTTGTTTATCAAAAGAAAAATGTCAATATTAAAAAGACACCAACTTATCAAATATATAGACATTATTTTCGTAAAGACACTAAAATAATAGACTTGTTGGTCAAAAAGAGTACGACATATTATCGTAAATTAGAAAGGCAATATCGTGACAAATACAATAAAAAATAATTTAGACATTACTGAAGAAGATTTAGAAGAAATTAATGACACAATTGAGGGAAATGAATTTGTATTTGTTTTAGATGTTGAAGGTAATTTAAAAACTGTAATTTTACCGGGCGAAGCAGATGAGAATGATTTACCCGAAAATGTAACTAAAGTATTACAGGTATTTGAATTAGACGATTTAAACCCACAAACTCTGCACTAATACTTAAGTAGTACTTGCTCAAAAATACCCAATTTAGTATAATATGGGTATGATGAAAAGAAAGCGTCGGCAAGACACCAACCATTGCGTATACGTTATTACCAATCGTGTTACTCTAGAGCAATACATTGGTATTACTGTGTGCGGGCAGAAACTAAGCCGGGCATTGAAAGTTCGGATGCAGAAGCACGTTCGTAGAGCACTTACTGAGGGCAAAGATTGGCCTTTATGCGAAAGTATTAGAACTTACGGCAGTAAAGCATTCGAGTACGGCATTGTGGACATTGTACGGGGTCGCAAACCCGCACACGGCTTGGAGCGTGAGTTAATACGTAAGTATGCACCTGCGCTGAATCAATACTAAAAAGTAATACTAAGGTAGTACTTGCTCGAAATTCTGAATTTTGCTATAATTATTCCATACAGTAACAAAACAGGAGTTGAACATGGAAAAAGCACTTTATCGTAGCCCGGTGTTTAGTAGCGGTGTTCCTTTCTTGGTTCCCGTTGAGGCACTTAGCACCTATGCCAAGCGCGATGAATGCTTGCTACAGATGCAGGCCCTAGGTGGCATTCATGCCGAACCCACTAAGGAGTTTTTGAAACTTCGCAGTAAGATGTTGGCCGCTCGCCGCAAAATTGAGCGTAACCGTTGGTGGGGCGAAGCTGCACCTGTGCATGGTTGGGAATCCGTAACCGTTTAACCTAAGGAGAAAAAAATGGGACGAGTCAAAGGCATGTTGATTGACCTTGCCGAAGATGCTACCTACATCGAACCCGATGAGTGGGCCGCGGCTTTTGAGCATGTTGTGGACAACGACTACATTGATAGTCTTGCCGAAGAATATGAGAGTTACAACAACCAAGGTTCGGAATTTGATTAACCGGGGGAATCGGATGTCTGGAGCCTAGGGCTAGGACTTTTGTCACTGCTCATCCGATTTAATTTTTAACAACCCGCTTCGGCGGGTTTTTTTATTGGTAAAATAAAACTTGCTTTTTTAATACCTTAGAAATTAAAATAAGTAATATTTGCACTATAAAAATTATAAATGTTCTTAGCAAGTTTAACTTTTTTAACTGGTCTGAGTATCTCAGCAGTTGCAATATATTATTCGGTAATTGGCTTGACTGCAATCTTTGCGGCCGCAGTTATTCCAATTGTAATCATGGGCACGGTATTGGAAGTAGCCAAGTTGGTTTCGGCTTGGTGGCTTAAAGCAAATTGGGAACGTGCTCCTGTACTGTTAAAGAGTTACATGTTCATTGCCGTGCTGGTTCTGATGTTTATTACCAGCATGGGTATTTTTGGTTTCTTAAGTAAGGCACACATCGAACAAACTGCCATGAGCACAGAGCAAGTGGCACAGATCTCTACTCTCGATGACAAGATGGCTCGCAGTGAAGCCAAGATAAAACGTTGGCAAGATGAAATCAGTAGGCTGCTCAAGGGTGAAGATGTTCGTGTTGACAACTTAGTGGACAATGAGCAGAAAGAGTTAGACAAAATCTACAGTCGCATTAAAGATGAAAAAGCCACACTTCGTGCCGCCGCTGACAAAAAGGTTGAACAACAGAACCAACGACTAGCACAGGCTACTGCACGTAAAGAAGCAGACATCAAAGCCGCAGAAGAAAGATTCAAAGGCAGTTTTGCTGGCGGCAGTCAATATGATGAAGCAGTAGACAAAGCCAAAAAGACTGAACTTGGGGTTGCCAGTGCCGCACAACGTGAAATCAGAAACGTCAACCGCACATTGGACCAGGATCTTAAACGGGTTGACGACAAGTATGCAACTGCAATTAAAGACATACAAACTCGCATTGCACAACTACGCAAACAGGCTTCCAATAAAACAGTAGACATTGACAAGCGTATTGAAGAACTTGAAGGTAATGTCAACA